ATAATCAATTATATAATCCTATGATAAATAGGGGTTTTAACATTATTAATAATACAAATAATATAAATAATACAAATACACAAAATTTAGAAAATGAAATAAATAATATTACAAATAGTATGCAATTATCTATGAATTTAAATGTTGATACAGGTCTAGGAAGTGAAAATTTAGATAGATATAGTATTAATTTACCAATCAGTGAATCTACCGATTGTGTTATATGTATGAATACATTTGAAAAAGGTAATATGTTTAATTTAATGTCATGTATGCATTCTTTTTGCAATACATGTTCTAGACGCTGGTTTGATTTTAAATCTACATGTCCATTATGTAAAACAAATTTGAAAAATGAATGAAATGAATTATATATTTGTGTTTTAGTATAGTTTTGTTTAGTTTATGTTTGTTTTGTTTAGTTTATGTTTAGTTTATGTTTGTTTTGTTTAGTTTTATTTTAGTTTTTAGTTTTTGTATAAAAATATTATCTAATAGTAAATATAACTCAATAGGATATAGTATATAGTATATATTTCTTAATAAAAAATATTAAAGAATACAAACAACAAACACAAACACAAACACAAACACAAACATATAGATTGCATAAAATGAATACTACCAGCACAAATTCAATTCAAGATATTGTAAGTAAAATACCCATAACAGTTTTTTTTGCACAATTACCAGATAGAAAACAAGTTTTAAAATATTTAAACTGGTTATACGATAATGTTCCCCAAAGCAAAACTGTAAATCAAGACCAATTGATACGCGAGGTAATTAGCCGTGAATTGCGCATGGTTTCAATGAAAATTGTTGAAATCGAAATATTATTAATTGTTGGTTTAACAACTATTACAATTGATGATTTAACTCGCGATGAGGATTCCATCATCAATATATTAATTTCGCAAAATAAGGATAAAAACGATTTAGATGTAATGTATAGAATATTGGCGCAAGTTATGACTAAATTGCCTCGTGATTTGAGGGAACAGGTCGCAGGTAAGCATAAATTGCAAATATTTCAAAAAATTGCAAAGTTCATTAATATGGAACCATCACTATTAGAAAAGTTTGTATCATTAAATCCCAGTTTAAATAATTTAGTTACAATGGAACTTGATAGTGGAGATTACAATACATTGAATAAAAAATATTTAGATGAAATACAAAAATACAAAGCATCACAACCTTATCTTAATAGTGATAGTATGGATTATTTGAACACATCTACTAATGTAAATGACATGTTAATGAAAATGCCTACAGACCCAAATATTAAAGACAGTGTTAAAGGACAATATGTTGATACATCCCCTGATTTTATGGTAGGAGTTAATGATAATAAATTATATTATTTTGATTCTTCAAGTGGAACACTTAGTGATATGCCTGTTTCTAATAGTAATAATCAAATTCCAGTATCTGCTGCTGACCTTGCAACAGTTTTATCTTCAAATAAAGTTAATAGAGGTGATATTCAATCTTTAATAGATAGTTTACATGCACCTCCTACTCAACCAGCAACAACTAAACCAGCAGGTTATTTTGATAGATTTAGTTCTAGTATATCAAGTCTATTTAATTATGGGTCATCTAGTATGCCAGCAGAATATACTCCTAATATTACTGTATCTAGTAGTGCTCCAATACCACCTCAATTTATATTATCACAAACTGTAAGTGTGAGTGGTAGTGGATTGACTAGTGGTGGGTCTAGTGGTGGGAGTAGTGGTAATAATAATAATAATAATGATAAAACATACAATACTTATCCTTATATATTAGCAAGTCCTAATCCTAATTTTATGACTAGAAATAATGCATGTTCAATTCCCAATCCACCTGCAAGTTGTGCAGCAAAAAAAACAAGTCCAACTTTTACTAACGATGCTAGTTTAGAAAAGAAATTTCAAGATAGAGCCAGCACATATGCACAATCACCACCAATTACAACTAAACAAATATCACATTTTACTGATAAGAAAACAGATGCCAATATTGAGGCAGATTTAATAAAAAAAATTACGAAAAATAATAAAGATATTGAAAATGTAGCACTTGCATTTGTTACTGTAATAATATTAATGTTTCTATTGGTTATATTTAATGCTATTAGAAATAAAAATGGTCTTGTAAAGTAATTACATACTTACATACATACTTACATACTTACATACTTACATACTTACTTACATTGTATATAATTTATTGTTTATAGTATCAAAACTACCAATAAATAATCCAATTTCTTCATCTGGTGTTATTTCATATACATTATGTAAAGTATCCATATAATAATTTTTACCATCAATCTCACATACATCAACATTTTCAAGAATGGGAATTATATCAGGATATTGAACTTTAATATTATTCTTATTTTCTTGTACATGAATAACTTCTTCAATATTTTCTACTTGTTCTATATTCTTAACTACTGGTTCTTCTACATGAATAACTTCTTCAATATTTTCTATATTCTTAACTTCTTTTACAGATTTAGCTTTAACCTCTTTTACAGGTTTAGCTTTAACTTCTTTTACAGGTTTAGCTTTAACTTCTTTTACAGGTTTAGCTTTTACTTCCTTTTTTATGGTTTTAATCTCTTCAACAGGCTTAACCTCTTCAACATGAATAACCTCTTCAACAGGCTTAACCTCATCAACATAAATAACTTCTTCAACAGGTTTTGTTTCAACAACAGATTTTTTCTTTGATATTTTAATTGATTTATTATTCTTTAATGATTGTAATGTTGTTGCAACAGGTTCAACAACTACAACATGTTCAACAACTACAACAGGTTCAACAACTACAACCGGCTTTTCAACCGGCTTTTCTACTTGCTTTTCAACAAGATTTTTAATACGAGATTCTAATTCCCTAATTTTATTATCACGCTCTTTAATTTGTTTAGCCAAATTCATTGTAATTGAAACATTCATATAATTATTTTCATCAAATTTATTAGTTTCAACCTCTTTTCTAAGAAATAATAATTCTGTTTCATGTTTATCAAATTGACACTCAATAAGTCTCAGTTTATCATTAAATGTTTCAGTCACTTGTCTAACACAGTCTTTTAATTCACTTGTCAATAAATTAACTAAAACACCTAGTTTATCCTTTGTATCATCTATTTTAGAAATTAATAAATCATGACTATCCTTTACAAATTCAATTGCATCTACGTTAATGTTAATATTTTCCATTTTGTATATTTATTTTATTATTTACTATATTTATAATGATTAGTTTATTTAAAATATTATAATAATATTATAATTTGTTTTATCTTTATATTTTAATCTTTTATATTTCAATTTTATTCTAGACGTAAAATTTAAAAATTGATTATTTTGCTATTTTACTAGTTATGTTTATAAAGTAAATTAAATTTAAATACAAGATACAAATATACATCTAGATACAAATATACATCTAGATACAAATATACATCTAGATACAAATATACATCTAGATACAAATATACATCTAGATACAAATATAATTATAATTACAAATAAATAATGGAAAAATATTATGTTGTTAAAAGAGGATTTAAACCTGGAATATATAAAACTTGGAATGAGTGTAAGACTGCCGTTGATGGTTATGTAAATCCAGTTTTTAGAAAATTTGAATCTTTTCAAGAGGCTAATGAGTTTTATAAAAATGAATCTAGCACTACATCTAGCACTGCATCTACCACTGCATCTACATCAAAACCATTTTCAGCATCAGGTACAAATAAAAATCAATCATCCAAAGACTCATCATTATGCAAAGCCACCACTACATCATCCAGTGATATGACAAAGATAAAATCAATGACTACTAATATTAAGAGTTCGCAATATAGTGATGATTTAAATTATAATGTTAGCGGATGGAATATAATTGAAGATGAAATATACTTATTTACTGATGGTTCCAGTCGTAAATCAAAAGATTATTTTAATAGTGGAATAGGAGTTTACATAGGCTATAACTGCACTAATATAAAAGAACAATACAACAATAAGACTAATAATCAATGCGAATTAATGGCTATGGATTATGCTTTTAAATTAATTGTTAGATATTTTAGAGAATTAACAACTATGAAAAAAATTATAAAAATAGTTAGTGATAGTGAATATAGCATTAAAGCATGTTCTGTATGGCTACCAGCATGGAAGAAAAATAATTGGAAAACTGCAAAAGGGGAAGATGTTAAAAATAGAGATATAATTGAAAGTATTGAAGGTAATATGATGCGTATTAAAATAATTAATAGTAAATTAGATGCTGATTCTAAAATTAGAGTTAAACTTATACATGTTAATAGTCATCAAGCACCAGATACGCAAGACAAATTTAAATTTAGTATTTGGTTTGGTAATTATGTAGCTGATGGTTTGGCACAAAATAGTATGTAGTATGTAGTATGTAGTATGTATTTTTAATTTATGTTTTTTACTTTATTTTTTTATTTGTAGTTTTGTGTAATATTTTACATATTACTTTCTCATTACGTATTACATATTACATATTACATATTACATATAAATACAAAAAACAAAAACAAAAACATATAGAATGCAAAAAAATATTAGTATTAGTAATGGTAATATAAATAATGATAATATTGATAAAAAATATACTAAGAAAAATATTGATGATGCACAAAAAAAAGCAAATATAAATGCCATTATGGAAAAATATAATTTAAAAGCACCTCGTAGCAAAATAATAGATAAAAAAACAGATTTTCAAATAAAACCAAAAAGTAATGAACAATTTATACATATTACAAAACAACCACAACAACAACCTATACCAAAGCAACCTCAAATACAACATCAAATACACCAGCAACAACAAACTCAAATACAACAGCAACAACAACCTCAAATACAAACTCAAATACAACAGCAACAACAAACTCAAATACAACAGCAACAACAAACTCAAATACAACAGCAACAACAACCTCAAATACACCAGCAACAACAACCTCAAATACACCAGCAACAACAACCTCAAATACAACAGCAACAACAACCTCAAATACAACAACCACAACAACCCCAAAAACCAAAACTTGATATACATTCATTAATAATTAATGATAAAAACAAAGAGATAGAAAAAAATAAAACTATGCCAAAGGCAATTATTAGTAATAGAATGCATCCTAAGGATTTCATGAGTTCAAATAATATTTATGATATTATACCAACGATTAAACCAGATAAACATTATAGCCATTTACAAAATGAATCTAATAATATAAAAACTCCAGTTATAAATAGCAATAAGAGTTCAGGTTCGGGTTCGGTTTCTAGTAATATGAAAAACATTAGTATTAATCCAAAGCTTACAGAGGATGAATCACAAAATTATAAAGGAAATATAAATAATAGTAATAGTAATAATAGTAATAGTAATAGTAATAATAGTAATAAGCATACATTAACTAATATATTAGCTAATACAATAGTTAATACACAAAATACACATAAACCAATAACACAAAAAGCCAATATAAATTATAATGGACAACCTCAAGGGAAACAGGTATCTACTAGTCCAAGGAATATAAATAATTATGTATCATCTAATAGAGTTCTAGATACAACATTTAATAAACCAAAACCTATAATACAAAATAATGTATTACAAAATAATAATCCTAATACTAATCCTAATCCTAATACTAATACTAATAATGCAAAGTCAAATACTATAAATAAAACTATTCAAATAAAGAATACATCTCCAAAAAATAGAATGAATATGAATACAGGCATGAATACAGGCATGAATATGAATACAGGCATGAATACAGGCATAAATATGAATACAGGCATGAATACACAAAACGATACAGTAAGAGAATTAGAAATGAGGCGTTCTTTAATACAAGAACAACAAAAACATGAAATGGAAAAACTTAAATATAATAAACAACAACTTATGAAACTTAATAATCGTACAAAAGAAATGGAATTAATAAAAAGTATTGAACACGAAAAACAAAAACTACAATTAATACAAAATAAACAAAAAGAAGTCAATACTATTATTTCTAAACAAACTGATAAACATAGTAGTGGTAGTGTTAGTAATACTAAAAATAAGACTAGTAATGCAAATAAAAATGCAAATAGTAATGCAAATAGTAATGAAAATATTAATATTGTTGAATTTGAAAATATAAAGGATGTAAAGGATGTAAAACCTATTCCTAATATTGATGGTATTGTTAATAGTAATGTTGATGGTAATATTGATGGTATTGTTATTAAAAAAACAAAAGAGAAGCAAGAGAAGCAATTTATGGATATAGTTGATAATGAAAACAGTGTAAAACAGACTAAAACTAAAACTAAACATACTAAAACTGATTCTAATGAACCATATAAATATAAAACTAAAAAGCAAGCCCCAGAAGTAAAATGGGCATCAAAGAGCGAATTATATGATACAAATACATTTACAGAGAATTTAACAATTTGTATGGGAATACAACCTGTGTTTTCTTATAATATTAAAAATAAAATAACAAAAGACAAAACAACTATTGATGACAAGATTAAAGAGCTAAAAACTAAACATGATTTTACACATACAAATAAAATTAAAGAATCAGTTATTTCTATTATATATAATATTTTAACTTATGATAAAATTATTTTAATATAACATCTAGATACATATAGATACATATCTAATTAAATATCTAATTAGTAATTAGTAATTAGTAATTAGTAATTAGTAATTAGTAATTAGTAATAGTATAAAAAAAATGATACAAAAAAATACAAAAGTAAAAGATAAATATAATAATAAATATAATAATAATAATACAAAAAAAATAAAAGATACAGAAAAAGATGCAGTGAAAGATACAGAGAAAGATGCAGTGAAAGATTCAGTTGAAAAGGATGAATTGCATATAACAGAACACGATTTTCAAAATGTAGCCCCTGATACAGTCAAAAAGGTTCTAGAGCTTCTTAAAAATTATGTTAATATGGATAAAGCATTTCGTGTTAAGCATGAATCTTTAAAAACACTACATTCTGCATATATTGATTTATACAAAAAATATAAACAGAAAGGCAATATGGGAAATAGTAATTCTAATCAAATTAATAAAATATTATCAAGTGTTGACAATCAAAATAGTCATCAATCTGGAAATCAAAATGACAACAACCAAACTCCATCTATTGATGAATCAAAACATAGTGAAATGATTAAAAATATTCATGATGAAATGAAGGATAATAATTCAAAATTATATAAAGAAAGACTTATGATTTTAAAAAAAATCAAAGATTCTCCTGAAATTCATAAGACAATGAAAGATAAAATATGCGGGAGACTTCTTATGGTTTTCAAATCTCCTCCTACTACGGAGTATTCACAAAGACCTATGTTAGATAATCACAATCATAATCATAATCATAATCATAATCACAACCATAAAATTCAAGATTCCGGAGAGAAAATACATGTTAAAGAATTAGATGAAGCATATCTCCAAAAGCATAATGAGTTGATGACAGTTTACAAAGCATATCAAGGATTATTCAATAAAGTATTAAATTACAAAGATGAATTAGATAAATATAAACAATTACCAACTGGAAGCAGCATTTCACGAGAACATATGGATAAATTAATTGATGACCAAAGCTTTGTTATGAAAATGATTGATAAAATGCAAGACCAACTTGTTTCAAATAATATCATTTCAACTAGTGAAAAAATCCCCGTTAATCCAGTAGCTAGTCATCCGGAAAATATTGGAACATTTAATAATACTATGAGGGACCAAATTAAAAATATTATAGATAGACAAGTAGAAATAAAACCAGATATGAAAATTAATATTGATAAATTATTAAATAAATACAAAGATTGTGATACTAATGACCAATTTTGCCAAGCAGGTAGAAAATTAATATTACTCAAGAAAATGTAGTGTGTTTTGTAGGTATTTTATGTTTGTTTTGTATTTGTTTATTGGTTTTTTTATTTTTATGTATTTTGTTTTATGTATTATTTTTTTATCTTATCTCGTGGTATTACTATACATTTAATTTCTATAATATGTATAGTAATAAGTAATTACCAAATTTATAAATTATTTTTGTATTTTAGAAAAATATATAAAATTAGTGAATATGGCATCACCGAGTTATTATCTTGGACACCAAACTAATGACAATCCTATTCAACCAAATGAATGGGTTTTAACTACTATAAATGATGGTATAAAAGATTTATTAATGAAAATAAAACAGAAAATTGGTAATGCTAGTGAACAAGATAAAAATATTAATGAGATAATGGTTATATTAGAAGGTATTGAGAGTACTATAAAATCTAGCATATTCAAATTAAATGAAAATAAGACACAAACAAATGATTTAACATTTGATGCAGACATAAATGGTGAATTAATAACACAATATACAAAAACAGATGAGATTGGAAATGAACTTGCAAATAAATTAAATCGCAAAGATCAATTTGATTATTTAACAATGACAAATTTAGATGATAAACCCGTCGCGACTAAAATAAAACCATATTATTTAAATTCAAAATCTTCAATATCAAACCCAACACCAGAACAAATACAAACGAGACTTGATAATTGTCAAAAACTTGAAATGCTTTATTTAATAAAACATGATGAATTAATGACAACTTTCGCATTTACCATAAATTTATTCCATAAATACAAATATGCAACAAATATGTCATTATATATATTGAAAAATTTAACACTTAAACAAGCTCCACCACCGGGAACAATAGGTAGAGATGGTGTAATTACTGATGTACCTGGAACATCTGGAACACCTGGAACAAATACTATTGGAAAAAATACTATTACTCCGGGAACTAATTGCAATGTTCAATTACCAGCAGTAGTTATTGAACGCCTTACCTCATTGTTGGAAGACCAGAAAACTGTTCAAGGTGTAATAGATGGTATGAAAGCTGAAGTAGCTAAAGTAGATACAGCCACAAGGAAAAAGTTTGAAACTGTATTACCTGAAACAGAATTAAATAACGGAACTCCATTTGATGTAGCTAAAACTTTTGCTAGTGGTGTTGTTAGTGGTGCTGTTAGTAGTGCTGTTAGTGGTGCTGTTGGTGTTGGTAATGCTAGTTTACCTAGTCTTAGTAATCTACCATCATCTCCAGTCGTAATTTCAAAAGAACCAGGTCCAGGACCCTGACTATCTAGCAATCCAGTATTACCTGCTCATATTTTCCCCCCCGAAACTAATAATAATCCACCATCAGTAGCTATTAGTAGTCCTCCTACCGCAAATAGTGGTGGAGTGAAAAAAAATGAACCATCAGCAGCTACAGTTAGTCCTCCTACCGTAAACATTAGTGGTGGAGTGAAAACAAATGAACCAGTAGCAGCTAAAGTTAATTCTACTACCGCAAATAGTGGTGGAGTAGAAGCAGTAGATAGTTTAGAATATTTACTAACAAAAATTAACAGTACACCTACAAATAATAATAAAACAAGACAAAAACAAAGTATTGAATCTAAAATTAAAGAATATAAATTTAAAAAAAATAACTTAACTGATACAGAGATAAAAGATTTAAATTTTGCTAAAGAATTTTTAGAAAAAATAAATAAACAAAATATATGGCAAAAAAGACTATTTACAAAAATAAATAATACTACTCAAACAAATTGGTTATCACAAATAAATGCCATTTTAGATAATCCAATATATACTGGAGAATATGGAGCTGATTTTGAAGAAGAAACTCCAGAATATGAAGCTGTTAACAATTTTTATTCTTTAAATGCTGCACCCAATATAACAGATGACACAATGGAAGCTAACATGGAAGAATTGACAAAAAAATTGGACCCACAAATTGTTGAAGCGAGAAAACAATTACCAACAACAGAACCAGAATTAAGACAAACCGTAGATAACGCAGTAAAAAATATAAAAACAATTAATAAAAAAGAGAGACCATTATCTGCAGAAGATAAAACAAAATTAGCTGCAGCAACAATTACTGCAGTTGCTGCGGGTTATTCAATAACTGATGTAAATGATTCAAAATTTGTAGAAATTAAAAACGCATTAACAACAATGCCAAATGCATATATTACAATTCCAAATTTTAAAAATTCAAATATTTATGCGTATGTATATGAGTTTAAAAAAAACAGAAGAAATCAAATACCTATAGTAAAAACAATTAATGCAAAGACACAAAACTTTTCTAATATTAAAACACAAATAGAAAAGGCAAAACCTACAAACTATGAAAAAGATAGACATATATATCAAAATGTATATGTATTAGGAACAGTTGATGAACCTATTTTATATAGGGTAAATCCAAACTATAAAGCTGATTTAAACACTGAAAAATTTTTTCCGTTTCCATCTAGTTCCCTAAAACGAAAATAACAAACAAGACGATAGCAATATAAATAATCATGCCAATATCAATAACTTGTCCCAATATTACAATTGTTGACCCCATGAATGCAAATATTAAATATATAAACACACCTGCCATTGCAAATGCACCTACTGTATTATATAAAACATTATCTCTAACAACTGGTCCAGCCTGAAATATACCTGTAAGAATAATAGTTATTATAATAGCAATACCAAAACCACCAAATACTACTAATGAATCATATTCTGTTATCAAACTCATAAACAAATTTGTTTTTGGATGCTTTGAAACACTATTTATTGACGAAGAAGTCGTTTTGTTCATTTATATTTATATATTTTCTATTGTATTTTCTATATATTTTCTATATATTTTCTATATATTTTCTATATATTTTCTATATATTTACTTTATAAATACTTTAACAACTACTAATTTAGTTATAGATTATAAATTGTGATAACATATGCAATTTGCAATATAAATGTCTAATCTATAAGTATAATTAATCTATAATTATTTTATAGTAAAATATATATAGTAAAATATATATAGTAAAATATAAAAAATGAATGAATTGATTAATACATTGGCAGAGTTTTTAGTCACGCCTTTATTTAGATGGTTATTACTATTTCTAGGTATAATATTAACAATTATACAATATTTGAATTCCCCTCAACGATTTAGTTATAATACTGCTAAATTTGGGATATCATTCAAATGGTATATATATATTCTATGTATGTTTAATATATTTACATCATCATTAACTGCTATGGGTCAATGTGGAACAATACCTTTTACTGATAAATTACCAGAATATTGGTATGTTTATTTATTTGTATTATGTTTTGCAATAATAACACAAATTACTATTGATTCGCCACAAATTGCTAATGATGGTAGTTTTAATCCACCTCCAACATATATGATGCCTCAAAGATATAGGGTTATTATTGCTTATGTTAGTCTTATTGTAGATATATTATTAATGGTTCAAGTATATATATATTTTGGAATAGCAGATATTAGTAAAAAGACATTATTAAGCAAATATGTTCTAGAAAGATTTGGTGGGTGGATTGATGGTAATAAGATTGATTTTCTATTTGATTGGTCAGGTATAATAGATGTTATAATAAAACTATATATCTTAGCATTACAAAGAGATTTTTATGCATGCGAATACAATTTACCAGCAAGTTGGAATGCTTAAGGTTGTTGGAGGTTGGGTTGGGTGTTCGTCTGCATCTATTATGTTTACATCTATTATGTTTTCATCTATTTAGTTTTTTATAGTTTTAGATAATTTATTTAGAAAACTAATTTCTTTTTTAACCATTTTATGAACTTTATCTAAGATTAATATTTGTTTATTTTCATTTTGAGTTTTATTATTACTAGTTTTATTATTACTATCTAATTCAGTATCATCAAAATCATAGCCTTCGTGTAATATTATATCTGGATACTTATTCTTTTTCTTTCTCCCTCCACCATTCACCCCACCATTCACTCCACCATTCAATCCATCATTCCCTCCACCATTCAATCCATCATTCACTCCACCATTCAATCCACCATTTACCCCACCATTCACCCCACCACCAACACCCATCCCTTTCATATCTCTATCCGCCAATTGTATACTAATTGATTCTATAGATTTACCAAAATTATAATTATTATCATCTAATTTTTTAAATAGAGAACAACTTTGCTTTATAAAATATACAGTATTTTCGTAATCGCTTACGATTTCGCGCAATGGTTCAAACTGTTTTAACATACTCTTATTTATAAAAAAATCTTGATGAAAATCGCTAATAATTTTCTTATATTGGATATTGATTGTTAATAATTCACCATCTTGTGATGTTTTTTTTTTCAAATATTCATCTACATATTTCCATAATTTCTTTGCTGATTCCATAAAACCATGCAAAGTTCCTAAATAAAATCTCCTAATTACATGCAATCTTACAAATTTAATCATATATTTATAATATTTATAAATACAGTCAACCGGAACTATTATTTTACCAGAGTTGCTATTTTCAATAACTAATAACTCGGCAAATTTTAACATATATATAACATCTACCAATAATGATTTTATTGATACATATTTACAATTATTTACAGTCAATTTTATAAATGATTTAATATCTAATATATCACTAATTGCGAGATTGCTTTTTATTAGTGTATCTAGATGTATAGATTGCATAGATTGCATAGATTGCATAGATTGCATAGATTGCATAGATTTCATCAAATAATACGAATAAAATGAAGGGTTTGCAATACTAGGATATATAACTTTAACATCACTAAATGTTATATTCTTATTAGAATATGGTGGCTTATATGGTTTAATATAATCAATTGCATAAATAATTTTAGTTGTAATTAAAATGTCAGGGTCATTAATCTTTTCCATAAGCAAATTATATGTTTCCTCAAATGATAAATATGTAATATCATAGTGCATATCAGGTATATCATCTTTTGTGTTTTTATTTTTTACAATAAATTTTATTTTACTAGGTTGCATAATACCAAAACGCCTTTGTCTTTTTTTAATAAGCGTTTTAGGTGATTTTTGTTTATAATCATGATGGTCATATTTTTTGTCATATTTCTTGTCATATTTCTTGTCATATTTCTTCTTAGATTTCTTTTCTTTGTTATTTCCACCACTTTGTTTTTTTGTTAAATTACCGGTATCGATTGGCTCAAATATATTACTACTATAAGAAACCATTTCCGCAATAATTTGCTTCATATACATGCAAATTATTAAATTTACATACTTAAACATTGATAATACATGAGCTAAGTTTTCGGGCTTGCGTTCATTATAGCTTATTTCTGTGGTATATATTTTCAAATCTACATCATCTGTTTCCATGGTTAATTCTTTTGTTAATTTATTTGGAACATTCATGTTAAATGCAATCCCACCCATAATTATTGGCATAGTTTGGCTATTGGTGCGAATGTTTTTTGATATATTAGGGTAATAATCATTAATAAATAATTTTAAAACAATATTATGCAATTGTGCTGATACAATGGGATTTCTTACATTTGAATATGTATATATATCATGCAAATAATTATGCAAATCTTCAATGGTTTTATGATGTATTGCAAAGCTGTTTTTTAGTTTACCATCTATTTTGGGATAAACTGGGATTTGTATTGGTGAATTTGCGTTTGGGTTTTGACTCCGGTTTTGACTCCTGTTTGCATTTTTATTTAATAGTTCCATTTTTAGCATATATATATTTAGTATATATATTTACTAATTACTACTTACTAATTACTACTTACTAATTACTACTTACTAATTACTACTTACTTATTAGATTTTATTGTTTTGTATCTAGATATAGTTTTATAGTTTATAAATAATATAATGATATAATTAACTAAACTAATAGTATATTAGATGCAATATAAAATTATAAGTATAAGCAAGAATAAGAAAGAATACTTACATTTAATTACTTATAATCTAAATGGCATCTGGTATCAATAATACTAATACTAATACTAATACTAATACTAATACTAATACTACATCATCACATGAAATCCAATTACATTTGCAATCAGCATCATATGGTTTATTATTTTACAATAATGAATTTATAAATTATATAAAAAATTATGATAAAATTATGAAATATTATGATTATGGAACTAAACAATTATTATTAAAACTTAAAAAAATTGGAAATGTTAAAAAAATATATGATAAATTTACTATTACTACAAAAATAGTTCCTTTATGTTTAGAAAAACTTATATTTAATACACACATTTGTGTAAAATTAGATAAATTTCATTTAATAATGTGTTCTCATTTAGGCTGCGGATTCAATTTTACTTTATATAATTATGAACTATATGAAATTAATAATGAGTCAAATAGTAATGAGTCAAATAGTAATGAGTCAAATAGTAATGAGTCAAATAGTAATGAGTCAAATAGTAATGAGTCAAATAGTGATAGTGATAATGAACAATTATATTTTATTAAATATAAAAACTTGGTAAGTAATGGTAATGGCAATTCTAAAACAATGTTAATATTTCATGGTGATAGAATGTTTATGTATTTTTAATTTGAGTTTTTTTTGATTTTTTATATAAAACTATATCTAGATACAAAACTTAAAATATATAAAACTTAAAATATACAAAACTATATCTAGATACAAAACTTAAAATATATAAAACTTAAAATATATAAAACTATATCTAGATACAAAACTTAAAATATATAAAATTCGTAAATTATTTCAAATTCGTAAATTATTTCAAATTCGTAAATAATTTTAAATTCGTAAATAATTTTAAATTCTGGTGGTTAGAATGCTTTAGCATTCTAGCCACCTAGCTTTTAGTTAAGTTTTGGCAAAACTTAGCTTTTGGAGGCATAAGTATAAGCAGCGAAAGTAAGCAATACTGCGACACCTGCATATGCAAAATAATACATAGGGCTTCCATCATTCATTTGTAAGCTCTTGTTGAGAAAATATTTACAACATTCATTAGATGCAAGAGCTGAGAATACAACAAGACCCAGAATAATCCATTTCTTATCACAACTCATACTATCCATCATACCACCCATTCCGCCCATATTACCAAAACCTTCAATAACATTGGAACCAGAATTGGAACTGGAACTATTATTCTTAACACTTGATGCTGGAACCATTACCATAGCAGGTCCAGCAGATGCAACTTGTTTCATTGGTTGAGCAACATTAGGAATAGTCTGGATAATAGTAGTTGGAACCGTAGTGGTCATTGTAGTGGCACCCATTGTGCTACCACTACTACCAGTACCCATAGACCCCATACCACTACTTTGAGGATATCCGGAGCTAGTAGCATGAGTATATTGACTAACACCACTACTGCCTCCTTGGGCACCATAAGGCGCCATCATACTAGCTTGGCTAAGATAGCTAGGAGTAGATTGCATATTTACATTATTTGGCAGAATTGAACTTACCGTATCACACGAATCACAACCATTACCGAGTTCATAAAATCCCATATTGATTGATTATTGATTATTAATTGTGGTTTTGTTTTAATTTACTTTTAATTTTGTTTTAGTTTTGTTAATTTATTAAAATAATACTTTTAATAATTAATTACTTAATGTATACTTAATGTTTACTTAATATAAATAAATATATTTATTATTTAATTAAACGAAAATAAATTTGTAAATATAAAATGTAAAATGTAAAATGTAAAATATAAAATGTAAAATGTAAAATATAAAATAAAATTGTAGCTAGATGTAAATATAGATTGATTAACTATATATTCTTATCTAATTAATGATTGAGAAATTTACTTAGCAATTACAACTGTGTCTTGTTTTATACCTGTTGGTTGTTGTTGTTTCATTTTTCTTTGAAGAGCCAATTGTATTATTTTTTTCATAAGTAATGCTTTCCTTTGTTTTTCTTTTTTTCTTCTTATTATTGAATTATTTAGATTTGACATTCTTTCTTCTCCACCAGACTGTTTTTTTGTATAATTAGATTTATTAGAGTTAGAGTTATTAGATTTTGTTTTTTTGTTTTTCTTTGTTCTTGGAGTTTTCTTTGTTTTTTTAATCTTTGATTTTTTATTCATATTT